ATGTACTGATCTTTGAAGGGAACGTCTTCATAAATCGTGGTGCATATAGTTCCATCTTCGCTTCTTTCGTGGCCTACAACACGTTCCAGCCTCTTTTCGTTACGAAAATCTCCTACTCTTTGATCCTTTTTACCAGGACATTCTACAAATACATCTTCTTTCTTCTCATCTTTAGGTATCTCCGCTTGAGGTGGTTTGCCTTCTGGTAACTTAGCTGGTTCGTCATTTATAACAGCAGCTTCCTCAACAATTATCAGTTGATCTGCCTGATAATTCATCGGAATGAAAGACGGATATGGACAGTTACTTACAACTCCGTTTGGATCGTCTATCAATAAATTTCTATTGCCAGTATTTTTAACATCTCTATGAAAATATTTACAACCTATAGTTTCTACATTTAAAGGTTCATATCCTGGTAACGATACTTGCGGAACGTAAACTTCTGGTATTTCTATGCTTGGGATATGGATTTCAGGTATATCAATCGTAGGCATATTTAGGCATTAAAACCTCTATGTCAGAATGACATTTAGGACAAGAAAGATTGGTAATCATTGAATAATTATCTTGGAGATGAGGTAAACAGTTCTCATCAATACTTTGATCTCCACCCCAGATTAGTTCTGTTTTACAGTGCCAACAGTTCATAATCCTAATTTTTTAGGTAGAGCTATAGATGGTCCAGTTGTTTTTGGTAAACCTTTTTCTAATACATTAGGCATCATACCTTTTACATTACCCATGACCTGATTCATTATCTTTGCCTTGAACTGTTCAGATGTTACATATTTGTAACCAAAGTAGCTCCCTCCAATAACAGATGAGACCATAATGAATGAAAGGATGCTTAAAGCGTTTACTATTTTTTGAAACATTTTATGCTTAGAGAAATTTTAATAAAATTAGCAGGGCCACTTACGATGATGACTCTGTTTTTAATTGCTGCTCTTCTTCCACTTTATTTGATGGCTGGTTTTCTGAGAATGTCGCTTGAGTCTCCAAAATCTGCTCCTCAAGGATCTTCATTGCCCCATTAACTTCATGTAAAGCAATAAATAATTGCTCTCTTTGTTGAGCGAGTTGCTGTAATCTTTCCTGTAAATTCATAAATTAATAAAGTTTTTTACCATCAGTGATTGCTTTATCTATATCTGTAAATGATTCAGATGTCCAGATAGAAGTCGTTCCATCAAGCTTTGTGTAACTCTTAATAATTTCAAGATGCTCTACATTACGCTTGATCTTGTCTTTGTAATCATCATCAGTTTCATCTGATGTCTTGGCGGTGTTGATAACAGTTACGCTATCACCAGCAGCAGAAAAGATTGCTGCGATTTCATCTGCGGTTTTTTCTTCCATAATTGAAAAATTAAGATACCTGTAGTTTACCCTGCTTCGAGGGCTGTGACTTTTGCTGATAATTCTTGCACTGCTTTTACTAAAATAGGGATAAATCTTCCATAAGCAGCTTCTAATTTATCAGGATTAGAATGTAATACAGCATGAATATAATCGTTTTTATTACCTAATGCTTCATCTATTTCTTGTGCTATAAAACCGAGTTCTGTTTTACCATTGTTTGCACTTGTTTCACGCATTGCCCAAGTAAATTTTCTAGGTCTAAGTAAGTTAATTAAATCAAGACCATCTGCTGAATCTACAATATCTGTTTTATCTCTTGCATCAGATAAAGAACTAATACTCTGAACCTGACACCGTATTGCACCTATTGAACCATTACCAAGTGTTATCTCGTTACTTGCTGAAGATGAACTGCCTACTGCATTATTACCAAGATATAGATTATTAGAACCTGTTACATTAGCATTTGCACTAGCACCATATCCAGCATTATTTCCAAGTGCTGTATTAGAAGCACCTGTAGTATTACCAATTAAACTGTTATACCCAACAGCAGTATTACTGTTTGCGTCAGTATTAGATGTTAAAGCACCAGCACCGATACCGACATTATTAGATCCTGTAGTATTTGCATCTAAAGCACCAGCACCAAAGGCAGTGTTCTCTGCTCCAGTTGTGTTTACAAGTAAAGCAGCATATCCGAAAGCATTATTAGAACTTCCTGTAGTATTACTTTGTAAACAAGAAACTCCAAATGCATTATTTCTTATTCCTGTAGTGTTTGCAGCTAAAGCTGATACACCAAAAGCATTATTATCAACACCTGAAGTACTTAAAATAAGAGCGTTAGTACCAAAGGCAGAACAGTTATTTGCTGTGTTGGTTGATAAAGCAGCATATCCTACGGCAGTGCAAGAATTACCAGTTGTAATAGCATCTAAAGTAAAAGTACCGACTGCCACATTTTGAAAACCAGTTGTGTTTAATATCATTGCACTTCTACCAATTGCAGTATTATTAGAACCTGTTGTCGTTTGCTGTAAAGCACTACTACCCAACGCTGTATTAGAATTGCCTGTTGTGTTTGATTGTAAAGAAAATGATCCCACAGAAGTGTTCGGTGTACCAGTTGTATTAACTAGCAAAGCATTCATTCCCACTGCGGTATTATTGTCTGCTGTAGTATTTGCGTTTAAAGAAGCAGCACCAACCGCTACGTTTGCTGCTCCAGTTGTGTTTGCTGATAAAGCATTATAACCAACCACTGTATTGTTATTCGCAGTTGTATTTGCATCTAAAGCAAACGCTCCAACCGCTACATTCTGAGTTCCAGTTGTGTTTAATGTTAAGGCATCTCTTCCAACTGCTGTATTGTGATCAGCCGTTGTATTTGCATCTAAAGCACCAAAACCAAGGGATGTATTATTTGCTCCAGTGGTGTTTGCTCCAAGTGCAAAATATCCAATTCCTGTATTATTAGTTCCTGTTGTGTTTGCGTTTAAAGCTACACCACCAATACCTGTGTTAAATCCACCAGTAGTGGTTAATGCCATAGCATTTAGACCAACAGCAGTATTATTTGTTGCGGATGTTAATGTTGTTAATGCACCGTTACCAATAGCAGTATTATTTCCACCAGAAACAGAAGCATCTAAAGCACCTTCTCCAAGAGCAGTGTTACCAGCAACAGAGTTTGCACCTTTACCAATATTTACAGAATTAATCGTTCCATCAACAGCAAATGCTGGGCCACCAGCGAGACTAAATAGATTTACATGAGCATTATTAGCAGTATTTCTTAGCTGCATATTGCCTGATGTTGTATTAGCAAAGAATTGGCTTGCAAAATTTGTTGAGGGTGCAGACGATCCAGAGCTATTTGTTGCTAAAGCTTGTAACGCACTATTTATGTCTGCTCTCACGTTCGCTCCCGTAGAATTATCTACGGTCATATCATTTTGACTCATTTACCTAATCCAAAATTTTCTCTAAGTATATCCTAATTCACTTCTAACTACCACGTCCAAAGCCTGTAGCTGCATATTTAAAGTTTCTATTTACAAAAGTTTCATTTCCTGATGTATCTCTATTTTTAATATTTATTGTAAATCCAGTTGAAGAAATACTTGCAATATTAAAAAAATCACCAGCTTGTGCATTTTCAATAGTTATGCCAATAGAAGGTAATACTGAATTAGCAGATATAGTTGTTCCTGACTGTCCAGTAAAAAAACTATTTGTAAAAGTCACTGACTTTGTAGATGTACCAGAAGCAATCAAACCATTTGTAGCCCCCGCATTACTAAGACTTGTTTCTGTTCTGCTCTCTAATTCTGCTGTATATCCCAGTTGATCTATTTCAATACTTTGTGCAGGATCATTAGAATCCATATCGCACCTAAACTTAAATCCTCTTGCAATATAAGTTCCATTAACAAATGGATTGAACTGTGAAAAATTTGCTCCATAAGAACAAGCTGTTCCACTAGATATAGTTGCACTTGTAGCTGAAGTAACTGTAAATGTGCTCGTACTGGGTACAGAGACAATTTCATAATTACCATCAGTCGCAGAACCAGCAGTAAAATTAATTACAACAAAGTCACCGACAGAGTATCCATGTGAAGTCTTTGTAATTGTTATGGTAGTTCCACTCTGCCCATAAGTAGCTGAAACTGACAAATCAGGATCTAAGTCAGTAGTTGCAACTAATAAAGAAGCACCCACATCAAAAGCGGTGGCCTGGTCAAAATCTGTCCACGTGTTTATCAAAGCTGTTCTTTTATCAAATAGATCGTTAGGATAAAAACCTTGCGTAACCATGTGTCTACGCAAATTTAAAGGCTGTTTACCCCCTAGATCTAAAGTATTTGCAAATTCATAAGATCCTCCTGTAATATCAACCGCACCTAAAAAGTCAAAATCAACAATTGCATCAAAATCTGTCACATCATCTAAAGTTTCTAAAGACCCAAGCACAAGTCCGTTTACGTCTTCACTAAAGAAACAATCTACCTTTGATCCTTGAAAAGGTGGGCTATCATTATCTTCTCTATCTTCTAAAACAGTTAACTTTGGAAAAACATTTGGTTGTGTTTGTACCACTACAACAGAGGCTTCACCAGCACTTAACCTACCTCCATCATCACGAAATTTCAAAAGATAAGTTCCCTTTACAATATTCGGAACAATTGACTCGCTGATATTTCCAGGAAGTTGAGGTAGAACGTCTACTGAATTAGTAAAAGTAGCACCCAAAGTTAAATTTGAGGACCTTATAACTACGTTTCCTCCGTGTGTTACATCAATATCAGTAGATTTATCAAAGCGTAATCTCACAAACTTATCTGATAAAGGTTCAATTCTGACATTTTGCACATCACTTGGAACGGCTGTTTTACCTTCCGCTAAAAACGTTAAAGGTGATGGTATAACGCTTGGCTCGAACAAAGCATTATAGCTGAATACTTGAAATTCATAAGTTCCTAATTCTGAATCAAAAATTTCAAAAACTGGACTCTGAACAATAGTTGTCTGAAAATTTCCATTATTCAATTTATGCTTTACTGAATACTGTGAGACACCTGATACTGGCTGCCAACTTAGAATTATTTTACTAACCGCTCTGTCACCTAAAACAATAATAAGTTCTTCCGCAGTCAAATCACTAGGAGAAGGTTTTAGTTCAATTAGATTCTTTATGACAGGTGTTGTTATAGCTGCACCATCTTCAACGAAAGCATATTTTGAAGAATTATGAAACATTGCTGTTATAGTAAATAAATTATTTTCTTCTGATACTGATAAAACTCTAAAATCTTCTGTCTCTGTAGTAGCTCTTTGTAGTAACCAATTACTAAAAACTTGAGGAGCAGAGGTGAAGGCACTAGAAACTGTTATTACAGATCCAGATATAGTTGATATTGTTTTTGTTTCTAACGATCCATCGGTAAGAATAACTGATAATTGATCTCCTGTTGCTGCGGCAGTTGGTAAATCTTGGGTATTATCAACAGTAATTTCAGTTGTTGTAGCGGCTTTTATTCTTCCTGATCTTCTTATACCACTTCTGACAGGATCTTGAATAGTTATTACTTGTGAAGGTCTAATTAACGAACCAGCAGAAGCATCTGTCGTAAAAGAAACTGTTTCTGTTTCGTTGTTTTGTGTAAATAGATGCCATAAACCCATTCTTCTGGCTTGTGCCTGATCGCTACATCCGATTGCTTCTATATTTTTTACAACAACACCATATTTTGACTGATTAGCAGCAGTATCTTCAACAGTTTCATACTCAAATGATCTAGTTTCATTCTGAAAATATTTGACGTTAATTACTGTATCTTTAGTTCTTTGACTAGCTCCTGTATAGACAAATCCATCATCTGTGACATTTGAATATGAAAAGAAGTATGTACTTGCAGTAGGTCTATCTTGTGTCAGAGTTATTTTTCCGTCTTCAAGAAATAAACCAGCCCTCATTACTGATGCAATTCGATCAAGTAAAGTATAAGCAGAGGTGCTTTTTTGAATTACAATATTGCAACTAAATCTAGGGCTAGTACCCCCCTGACCGTTATCAATTAATTCAGAGTTATAAACAGAAGCATCATAAAAAGCAAATTTATCTATTTCTGTTTCTGCTATAAAATCACCAAATCCTGCTCTTGATTCTGAGAGTAAATCATAAAGAACCCATGCTGGATCATTGCACCATTCTTTATCAGCTTTTAACGAACCATTGAAATCTCCGCTAAAAGATAAAGAACCATCTGATCTTACAGTTGCATTATGTGGTATTTTTATAAGCCTTCCACGAACACGGTACATACGTCTCGGTATTGATCGAAATATTTCGGCATCAAAACGTAAGGCAGCAACAGCAGTATTTGCAAATGTAGGTCTTTCAAAAATTAGCTCAGTTATAGACGTAAACTCAAAAGCATTTATTAATAAAGCATCTGTGCTATCTGCCGTAATTCTTGATACCGTAACTGTTAAAGGAAAGTCAGAGTCAGTTACACTAGGCGTTCCGTCAGGATTAAGAGGAAAAACAATAATATGATCTTTAAAATAAGGAGAAGTTGATTTACCTGTAACGGTTGCTCCTGTTCTTGTTTTTGAAGCAACATCACTATCTGATTTTTCATGTACTATTTGTCTGATTAAAGAGTTGGCTTGATCTTTAAGTTCTATCTTATAATTAACAGTTGTTCCACTTATACTTCCATCCTCTTCAACTTTTGATAATCTTGGAAAACCGATAGTTACTCTTACACCCTCAACATTTGTATCTGTTATAGAAATAGTTTGAGATTGAGAATCAGTTACAGTAACACCAACAGATCTGTCTCTTTCTGTTTCTGCTATTCCTCTAATATTTTTTTGATCTGATTTACCTACTTTTGGTATAAAAGCAGGTCTTGTATCATTCGTACCAAAATTAAAATCACTATCTTCTGGTGCTGTATTAGACGCAGTTTCTTTCAGCACTTGGACATTATTTAGAAAAACATCCTTTAAAGCTGTTCTATGGTAATCGTTTGTTCCTAATGTATGCCCTGCATCTACAGCAGATGGGAAACCCGCTATTTCTCCTTCACAAATTACATCGACTGTGGTTATATTTTGACGAGAACCAATCTCGCCTTCTTTCATTTCAGAGTCGTAATACCTTAAACCTTCTGAACCTTTAATATAAGAAAAGTCGTGCTTTCTCCATCTAAAATCACCTGTATTGCGTGGTAATGTCATGTATTAACCTCCAAAAGATACAGGGGCAGTGTCAGTTCCAGAACTAACTACAATAGAACCCGTAAATACTTCTCCATAAATAAGTGGTATGCAAACTCCACTACGGCTAACGTTTTGGATACCATTAAAAGAATAATTCATTCGTGTGTCTGTTTCACCTATACCTTGAATGTCACCTATATCTGGTTGCTGTTGAGGAAATAACATATTTGTTACTCCCTGAACTGCCATACTAATACCAACTCCGATCAAAGCTGATCCGATGGCAAATGCTATAGTGCCAGCAGCAGCACCAGCAGCAAGAGCAGCACCTCCTCCAATAAGAAGAGGAGCAACAATAAACCAAAGTGAGCCAGAAACTACTGGTATTATTGTTATATCCCCTTCGCTATTCATTACCATTTCTTCAATACTTTGAATTGGATTATTATTGAATTTAATAATGTTATATTCTGTATTCAAGTATTTTTCAATATTAGGATTATTAGATTTAAAATATTTATAAACATCTTTTATATTTTTTACATCTGCATAATTAACGTGCCAACCTAATAATTCAGCCAATCTTCCATAAACTTTAATTTTACGTAATCCCTGTTCATCGTCTCTTCTTTCTCTATCTATAAATTTATTTTTATTAAGTAGAGGTTTTAATACTTCTGGCTTTAATTCCTTAACTTCATCATTAAGTGGATCGAAAATAAACCAAGATAGCCCTATATAATTACAGCTTTCAATATCTTCTTTTGAAGCTGTGAGATCACCGTTTGGGTGAGAGTGACAAATATGTAAGACTGTTCCACTATCCTCTGCTTTTACCCAATCTTCTGGATCAATAGTAAAACTATTAACACCTTCTACGGCAACATTATTACAGGGAAAATACTCTTCTTTATTATCTATTTCAACAACTAAACCACAACTTTCATTAGGTAAAGCGTCTTTAGCGTGTTGTAGTGCTTTTTTCTGCCAACTGTTCATGCAAACGTACCAACTGATGGAAATTCTTTTCTTGTTATTATTCTCTTAGGTGCGTTACGATTTTGCAAGTCTAATGCAGAAGCACACTCAAACTCTACAAAGTTTTTACTCTCTACAGTTTTTCTATCTATAAAGAAAGTCTGATTCTCATAGGTATTATTAGCTGGTGTACCAAAAGGGTTTACTCCAGATTCAAAATTTGCATTATCTATAAATTTAAGTAAAGTAACAATTCTTTTAAATTTTGCACCATTTAAATCATTCTTTGGTGTTGTCAAATTTGCCTGTACCATTAATGCTGAAACCTGTGACAGTAAATTACTTATTCTGATAGTTGGTCTAGGTCTTGTTTTTCTTGCTATTGAATACTCAAATCCATTCGCTTCTATAGGTATTCTTGTGTAAGTATTACCCTGAAAAACAACATTGAAAGTTGTATTCATATTGATGCCATTATGGAATCTAGAAACATCAGTGCTTCCATGCAGAGCAGAGTCAAGGTGAATTTCAAAGAGTTCAATCTTTGCACTGGGATTTGCTTTCTGTAATTCTTCGGTAGGTATTGCCATTATGGTTCAAAAACCTCTTCAAATGTTGCATTTATTGTAGCTCTGTTATTGTATGGAATTGATTTTGACCAATTTTTACAGATAAACTGAGAAGAACCTGTTTTTGTAACAGTGCAGTTACCAGATGTCGTTGCACTTCCACTAGCTGTTACAACAAAAGTATTTGCATTAGTAAGTGAAACAACAGAAAAAGAAGCATCGGAAGCCGATCCAGATGTGAAATCTATGGATATAGAATCATTAGCAAATAGTTGATGTGCTGTAACCGTCACAGTTATGGTCGTACCACTTTGACTATATGTTCCTGTCTTAACTGATGTTTCATTCGGGGGTATAAAAGTAAATGATGCTTGATCTAAAGCTCTTTCATTTAAGAAGTATTCAATTTCATCACTCTCTGTTTCAGATACGTTAAAAACTAAATTCAATACTTTTGGATTTTGGTGGGCTGCGATACCTATAAGTTGACGCTGTTGAAATCCATCAGCAAATTGAACAGTTATCACATTTGGCCTGTTTTGTTTTTTAAAACCGTAAGCAGGTTGAACAGTAGTTGGAAAAGATGCCATAGTTATTGATTAGATAAAAGACCACCAGCACGTTTTTGGTTGATTAATTCAGCTTGTATAGCCGATGCCAAAGCATTACCAAACTGATTTGCCTGTCCGTCATTACCTTCGACAGACGATCCAGAGGCATCTACATTTATTACTATATTTGTTGAACCACCCATTGCATTATTTGGAACGATAGTTCCTGCTCTATCTGGTACAAATAGTTCTGGGCCACGTTCTCCTACTATCGAAGCTCTGCCTACTGGTGGCCTTCCGCCATCTGCAAATTTAGGCAATACAAAAGGATTGTCTATAGTAGAATTAACACCTGGTCTGTCAAAAATATTTGATCCTCCTCGAAATGAATTAATTAATGACCCACCTAAAACATTTCCTAGTAGGCCCAACAGACTTCGCTGTAGTTGATTTGCCAGTATTTTTGCAGCAGTGTCTCTAAAATGGTTAGCAATAGAATTGAGCATATTTCTGAAAGCATCATTAGTGCTCATTGTTCCGCTAATTATTCCTTTAAATGCTTCTTCAAATGATGTACCCATAGTTTTAGATAACTCAACAGCTTGACGTTGACTATCTGTTAATGTAAGCATTTCTCTATTTAATTCATCTATACGGCTCAATCTTGGATCGGCTGCTCTTAACCTATTTTCTGTTATCTGTTCTACAAGTTGAAGTTCTATAAGCAAATTTTTTAATTTTTGATTTTCTCTTTCTTTTTCTGCTTCGCTACCTTTTGCTGCTAATGCTTCTATTTCAGCTTTTTGTTTTACTATTTTGAAATTTATATCTCTTACTTTAGCTGCTTGTTCTAAATTAATTAAATCCTTTTCAGTTAAATTAAATCTTTGTTGCTCTATAACTAATTGATCTTTTAACTTTATTTCCGTATCTTTAAGTATTCTTTGTTGCAATTCTGTAAGACGAACTATATCTTTTAAATTTTTAATATCTTTTTCTAATACTCCTAATTGAAGTGTATCTTCTGAAATCTCTTTACCTAATCTTCTAAATTTTGTTTGTGCTTTTCCTATTACACCTGATCTATTAAGCTCTCTTCTTTTTTCTTTATCTGGTTCAAATATAATTCCCTTTAAATTATCTCTTTCGTTAATTTTATTAGCTATTGATGTTTCTAATCTTGTAATTTGTTCGATAGCTTTTTCTCTTTTTCTAATTGTGTCGTTCAGTGTTTCTGATAAACTTTTATCTCCTGTTATTTCACCTCCACCACCTAACACAAAATTAAGCATTTTCATGAATCCTGTTAGTGGGCCTGATGCTAATATTGCTAACTCTGTGCCTAACCTAGAGGTTACTTTACTAAATTCTTTAAATGCCTTGTTCATTTCTTCAAGACTATTTGCACCACTTACACTAAATTGATCTCTAAATGTCGCTCTACCTAACTGTCCTGCTGACTGTGTTAATCCTGCTGATTGTAAAATCTGAATAGAAGTGGCAATACCCTTATCAAATCTTGATAAATTTAAAATTAATTTATTAATATTTTCAGCAGGGTCATTTAAAGAAGCACCTAATTCATTTATACCATTTATAGTATTTGTTACTGTTTGAAGCAAAGCAGTGGCAACAAGACCTCCTGCAAAACCTCCCATCTGCCCACCTAATTTTGTTCCTACAAAACCACCTGTAAAACCTGCAATACCTCCAAGTGCTCCTTGTCCAAATAATAATGGAAATGCACCAGAGATTAATCCACTTTGTAAAGCACCCGAACCCCCACCTCTACCTGCACTAGAACCACCTCCACCAGTAGCTCTACCGCCTCCTCCTGTTGATCGTGGAACAAGATTGGTGCTTTGCCTTCTAGTACTTAATATACTTTTTTCAGTTTGTAATTCTTTAACTTTTGTTTGTAAATTTCTTTTCTCTAATCTATTTTCTTTTAGCTGTAAAGCTAATTTATCTCTTTCTACTTTTAATAATTGTTTATTAGTAGGATTTTTACCTGTGCTCTTGTTTAATTTAGCAACTCTACTTTCTAAGTTAGATATTTCAGTGCTTATACCTTTTAAATCATTCTTTACCTTCGGAGCGTTTAATCTGATATTTACTGCGTATTCTGCTGCCACTGATTTTCCAAAAGTACAGATATTAGAAGTTTAGCGTACTTTGTGATATTGAGCCTGTCTTTTTGCCTTTTCGTATGCTTCGTTTTCACGTTCAGCTTTTAAATCAAAGTAAGCGTTCCATGCTACTAATTCTTTAGTGGACATCTTATGTCGTAATTCTTGAACGGTGTAGCCTAGTTTCTCCGCTATAAAAAATTGTAGATATGTAAAATTGTCGTTTTTTAAACTAGCTTTTTACGGCATCGGGGCTTTCCTCCTCGCCCATATTTTGCATTTTAGTCATTATGTCGATTAATACTGACATTGGTATTTCTCTTCTTAGTGCTGGTATATCTCCTGCTGAAAACATTTTTGCTCCTGATTCATCCTCAGCTTTTGTAACAATAACCTGCAGAGAAAAGTCCAGACTTCCTTCCTCCTGTCCTTTATTCATTGCTATTAATGTACTGTTTATTGCATCCCTATCAGCTATTGTTAAGGGCGACCAGAATATCTTCAAGATAAGTTCTTCTCCTTTAAAAATGGAGTAGCTACTGCGTTCCTCTATACTGAAGGCTTTTTTCAGTTTGTCGATTGCTCTTTCTGATGACATAAAAAATTAAATCTATTCTTGTAGTATATATTAAACTCTAACTTAAAGCACCAAATCTACCATAAGTACGTTTTATCTTAAATCCAAATGCTTCAAAACCTTTATCCATATCTGCGGTAAGAAAGTCATTCAACAGATAAACCTGATACCAGTTAGGTACATTTGGTTTAGGTGTTGTTCTTGCTTTTCCCTTAAATAAATCTTCATACATTTGCCCTGGTTCGTAAGGACTTGGCAGCCTATTAATAACAAATCCTGCATATTCAGCTTCATTACCTATATAGAGAGCTTTAGACAGTGAAGTTATAACTATAGGACTTTTTCTAGGTACTCTTCTTGCACTTCTTCGTTGGTCTGGGTTATTACGTCTAGGTAAACTAGCTCTAACTGGAGCACCCTGTATCTTCCAAGATGTGTTAAATGTTCCCGTAAACCACGGACTTTTATCCTGCAATGATGTATGTATTTTTGCTGCTGCTTCTGCTCTTGCTTTTATCACAAGAACTGATAAATCTCCCGTCAATCTACTTAATTTTTTTAGTCTAGGCATTGGCTGTAAAACTGCAATTTACGACACTCATAAAGTGACTTTGATCTTCGCTGACAACTGCTGACGGTCCAGCTATTTCACTTACTCTTGGTGAAACAGAAAAGGTATCTGTATAGTTTGCTGCGTTCACTGAAGTCATACCATCTATTACTGATTCTGCTATTGCAGCAGCCACCGCACTTCCTTTGTTAGATGGTGTCATAATTGCACATCTGATTGACCCAGAATAATAGTCAATGGCTGCACCTTGAGGTTGTGTAGTTGATTGCTCAAAATCAAGATTCACCATTACATACTTTTTGTTTTTACCTGGAGTTGTGAACGGCATATTATCAAAAACTACTGTCACTGTGTTATCGGCAGTGGTTACTGCGTTTTTGATTGCGGTTTCAAATGCTGCTCTTGCGTTTACTAAAGTCATTAGAAGATAACGTCAACTCTAAATAAGTACTCTTGCCCACCACGCAAAGTTCTGACATCAGTTATCTTTGCGACTCTGGTCGATCCAGAAAATGTAAGAGTGATCTCATCTGATAATAACGGTTGGCTATCCCCTATAAGATCAGGTGTTATATAAATACGAGCTATATTTTCCTGATAACCTGCTTCTTCAGTTGATTGAATAAACTCTACGGGAACTTTTATTGTGTAGCTGGTATCGCTTGTGGTTACTGCACCTGTAGATGTGTTGTAGCTGGTAGATAGTTTCCTAGTGTAGATTATGGTTGTGTCTAATGAGTCTCCAAGTTGAGACACCACTTGTTTTGCAATCTGTTTTAGTGCTGTGTCTAGTTGTCCTGCCATTATCCTCTAACCACTCTCATTTGATAACTGCCTGAACCAGCCATTGCATACGCTCCAAGATAGCTATTTTATACTCTGAGGTATCAAATCGCATTTAAGTTCTACACCATCTACTGAATAATTATTTCTTGGAAATTTCAAAGATTGTCCGTCATCGCATCTATCTCCTAAGTAAACTAAAGTATCTATCCATCTTGTAGCTGATATTAATGATCTCTTCTTTTGATCGTCTGTCTTGTTAGTCCAAGTAGAAGAATCGGGAGAAGTATCAAAGTAGTCATTAGATTCAGAAAGAGTAACGTAACTATTAGCATTAGC